GCCAGGTCTTCTGCACCGCCGCGTCGAGGCCGAAGAACTCCATCGTCGCCCGGCCGATGTTCCAGCCCGCCATCGCCGCGGCCACGACGCTGGCGCCCGAGGCCAGGAGCCCGAGTTGGCTGACCGTCTTGCCGGACATCTCGCCAATTTCCGCAATCCCTCTGGCGTACTTGCCGATGTTGATCCCGGTCGCCGCGAGCGCCTGATCCACCTGGCCGATGGAGTCGCGGAAGCTGTTCATCGGCACCGTGGACCCGCCGGCCATGTTCCCGAGCGCCTGTTCGACCTTCACGGCGCCGCCCTCCATCCCCTTGAGCGACACTTCCGCCTTGGCCGCAGCGGTATAGAACTGCGAGAAGTCGGCGTTCAGGGTTCCGGTGACTGCCATGTGCTACTCGGTCTCGGCCTTGTTCAGTTCATCCACGATCAGCGCATACACGTCCGGGTCTAACTCGTCGACGTCGCGAAGGGAAAGTCCACAGTGGCGGGCGATGACGATGTCGCTGAGGACGTCGGCCCGCCACTCGTCGGTTTTTTTGCGGCACGCTCCTCGCGCAGCGTCCGCTCGTGCGCCTGGATCGCGGCCTCCATCTCGTCGAACACGACCGGGTCGAGGTTATCGAACACGGCCGCGAGGGCGTCGGCGTCGAGCCCGCGGATCGGCATGTCGTCGCCCTCGGGCAGCGTCCAGTCGACCACGTACGCGATCACCGTTTCCCGGTAGAAGTCGAGCGTGTTGAAGCGCACCGTGCCGTCGGCGTCCGTCGTGTGCATCCGCGCGCGCGCCCGCCGATACTCGCCCTGGCTGAGGCGCTTGCGGATGACGAGCGTGAGGCCGCTCGGCAGCGTCAGCAGTTTCGTTTCCGGTTTCACAAACAGGCTCATCGGTCTCCTTAGCGTTCGGGCGGGCCGAGCGTGGCAATCAAGCCGCGCTCGCCCAGTTGCAGATCGACCAGCGGCCACGCCCAGTACCCGCCGGGCCGTGCCGCGGTAAAGAGGAGCGGACGCTGGCGCGACAGGTACGGATCGACACGCTTGACGAGCGCCGTCAATTTCCATTGGCCTTCGGTCTTGGCGATCGTCCAGGTCGTGAGCGTCACGGCGTCCTTGTAGCCGAGGACGAGCGCCCCGGCGCTGCCTCTGAGCGTGACCGACGTGAACACGGCGCCCTTACGGCGCCATCACCCACGGGCCGGCGCCCATGAACGATCCCGAGACCTTCGGCACCTTGGTGTCGCAGTCGATGTCGGCGTCGATGTAGGCGAGGCCGGACCACTTGAAGGTCGGCTCGGTGGAGTTAGGCGCGAGCTCCAGCTTGCCCGGTGTGGCCGCGTCAACCGCGTCGAAGATCACCACGTTGGTGGAGTCCCAGAAGCCCTCGAACGAGCCACTGACGTCCTTCATGCCGGGGACATAGACCTTGTTCGCGTCCCCGAAACAGGTGACGTCGGTGTACTCGGTCTTTTGACTGAGCTTCCACTTATTGAGCGCGATGAGCGCGACGGGCGTGATGCCCGCGGGGTCGTACTTGACCGTGCCGTAGCGTCCGGTTTTAATCATGACGTTCTCTCTGCCTTTCTCTCCTGCTTACGTGACACTCATCTGCACACGGTACTGACCCCCGCGGCGATACCAGAGGATCGCCGCGTCTGCCGCGTCCTGTTCGGTCAGGCGGAAGCGTTCTTCGCGGTGCATCACCATGTGGGTGTACCCCGTCACGGTGAGGGACTGATCCTCCAGCAGCACATCGATCCGCGCTGCCGCCGCTTTGACGTTTCCGCCGGCCGTGGACAACATCCGCGCCTCTACCAGGTAGAGCGCGTCTTCGTACGCTCGTCCGCCGAACTTCGCCTCGTCCATTGCTGTGACGAGCGACACGATCACGAACTTCGTCGAGCCCGCCGGGGCCACGTCCATGAACACGAACGCCCCCGACTGCATGAGCGCCGCCAGCGTCGCATCGCCCGCCAGCTTGGCCACGAGCGCGGCATCAATGTCGGAGCTGTCCGGCATCTACGCCGCCCCGCTCACGAGGAGCCCGTGCTTCACCAGCAACGTGTAGAGCCCGTCCCACATGAAGCGCCGATGGCGTTCCATGACGGGCCCGAAAATCTTGGCCGCCGGCATCGCCCCGACGAGCTTCTTGACGCCGTTCTTCTTGGTGACGTAGGACCGCACCTGCGTGCCCTTCTCGAAGATCGTCGCGTGCGGGGCGGTCGAGGCCACCTGGTAGGCCGGGCCGTATTTGCCCGATCGTTTCTTCTTCACCACGACGTGGTTTTCGAGACTGCCCGTCACCCGGTGCCGGTTGTAGGCCGAGCGCACGGCCTGCCCCGCCCCCTCGGCCTCCTCGCGAATGATGTCGCCCGCCTCGGTGGCGAGGGTGTCGGGCAGCGACTTGAGCGCCACCTTGAACTCGGCGAGGCCGACGAAGGTGAACTTCGTCACGGCACCACTTCCACGGCGATCAGGTCCATCGTGATCGATCGCTCCTCGGGGTTCGACACGCCGGTGATCGAGAACGTGCGCGCGTTGAACACCATCCGCGTTTTCGTCGTCACGCCCGCGAGATAGCGCCCCTGCACGATATAGGTGTTGGTCGACAACACCGTGCCGAACGCGACGCGCTCGAGGTCGCGGACCGTCGCCGGCTCAATGCTCACCATCCACGCGCCCGGCGCCAGGTCCGCCCACGTGTTCGTCCAGCCGCCATCGCCATCCGAGACGGCCGGCCCCGGCGTCTGGAACAGCACGCGATGGCGATAGGCGTTGATGGTCACGCGATCACCGGATCCCGATTGAGCGCGATCAACCGATCGACCGCGGCCCACAACGCCTCGTCGAGCTCCATGTCGTCGCCGCGGTGCTCGAACAGGTGCGTGAGCACGACGAGGATCGCGGCCTGCACCCCGCCCGGCACCGTCCCCGCGGTCCACGTCCCGGCGATCGCCGCCCACCACGCCGTCGCGCTCACGTGCTCGAGCACGAGATCCTCGGCCTGATCGAGCTTCAGCTGGATGTCGACATCGCCGGGGTCGAGCGCCGGCAGCGTGATCCGCAAGTGCGCTTTCGCCTGCACGAGCGTCACCAGCACGGCGGCCATTACTTCGCGACTCCGTCGCGGCCGTCACGCCCACGCTTGACCATCAACGTCCAGTCCGGCGATCCGTCGCCCGGCTTGCTCGAGGTCGCCGTGTTGCAGTGCCAGCTCGAGCCGGCCCACGTGACCAGGTGCCCGCGCTCGTACCCTTTGCCGTCCTGGTAGACGCCTTCGTACGAGAGGCCGGGTGTCCCGTCGGCACCGTCCTTCCCGGGCGGGCCGGGCGCGCCGGGCGGCCCCGGCAGCGGCGGCCGGGTTTCGAGGATGGCGACTCGCTCCCGGACCGCCGCGCCTTCGTCCCGGCGCAGCTCGACGACCTGCCGCAGCTCAGGCACCGCGGCTTCGAGCACGGCCAGGCGCGCTTCGAGCGGGGCCGTCGCGGCCTTGATGCCGGCCACCACGACGGCCGCGATCTCTTCGGTGGCGGTCATGTGGTAACCCCCTTGAGCACCAGGGTGAGGCCCTCACCGACGTTGAACCATTTCTTCGCGTCGGGCGACGGCGGCAAGGCGAATTGCGGCGGCGGCGCGGGCTCCGGCTTCGCGAACGGATCGTTCTGATCGCGTTCGGCCAACGCGGACAGGCTGAAGTACTGCTGCTGCAGCATCGGCGAGTCGCCGCCCTTGACGGGGCCGAGGTCAAAGAACCGAAACCGCACTTCGTTCGGCGTCATGCCCGCGCCGATGGCGGCCTGGGCCCCCGCGGACCTTGTCGCGGTGTCCATCCGCATCAGGTCCGCCAGGTCGACTTCGGTCCCGTACGGCGCCTTGAGCTCGAGGCCTTCATCGAGCGACGCCTCGAGGTTCTCGATGTGTGACTGCAGACACTGCGAGTAGTACTGGATATTGAGCGGCTCGATGTTCGCGTACGGCGGCGGCGGCCCGATCGAGATCATGTAGGGCTGGATGTGGAAGCACGAGCACACCGTTTCGCCGGTCCACTTCAGCTGTTCGATCAGCTGCGCATCGACGGCGTTCACCGCCATCGCTTCATACTTCAACCCGTCGCCCAGGACCGCGACCTTGCCGACGTTGTCGCCGGTAAAGTTGGCGTCCCAGTACTCCTTGAGCCGGAGCGCCGTCGCTTCGAGGATCTTGCCCGGCGCCGTCAGCACCCCGCCCGGCTGGCTGCCGTTGCTGAAGAACTTCTGGCTGTTGTTCTGGATGCTGAGGCCCTGCATCGCGGCGACGCCGCACGCATAGATCGGCGAGACGCCGATCAGCGGGTGATAGAGCGCGACCATCAAATCATGAATGATTTCACTCGCGGGTACGGTGACCGTGTCGGCGGTCTGCCCCGAGAGATCATCGCGGCGCAGTTGGTAATAGACCGCGCCGTCGGGGGTGACCAGCGGGGTCACGCGCGTCGGGTCCAGGATGTAGAGCGCCACGACCACGCCGCGGCGGTCGCGCTCCTTCAACACGTAGGTGTTGCCGTGGATCAGCTTCGACGTCAGCCACTGCTCGATGAACTTGATCCGCGTCTGGTAGCGATTTGGTTTCCGTAGTACCGGCGAGTAGGCGGGGTTCGTCGTCGGCGTCCAGATCCCGTCGGCGTCGACCTGGACGAGCCGGAGGCCGAGCTTCGCGATGTCGGAGGCGATCAACGTGACGCACGCGAACACCGCCGAGTACGTCAGCGCGCTGCCGGCGCTGATCTCGACGTTCCGCTGCCAGGCGCCCATGAACGGCTCGCGGACGATCGGCCACCACCCGCCGCCGCGGGTCGACAGCGCCGACAGCTGCAGCGTCTTGGTGCGCGCGACCGTGAAGGGGCCGATCTGCATGGCGTTACTTCCGGCGCGCGGGTTTCTTCTTCGCGGGGACCTTGGTCTTCGTCTTGGCTTTCGGCGCCGGCCGAGACGGCCGCCGGCGGTTGACCGGGGCGGGCGCGCGCGCGGGCGCGCGGGCCGGCAGCGCGGCGGCGGTCTTGATGGGCGCGGCCACCGCCATTCCGTTGGCCGTGAGCGTCTCGACCAGGGCCTCGTCGACGTCGTAGGGATCGCCGGCGTGATGTTCTTCGCCGTGGAGCGTGTGGTACTTCAACGCGGTGACGCGCACGTTCGCCATAGAGGTCTGCTCCTACACCGTGCCGTAGATCAACTGGACACCGTCGGGATGCGGCGGCGTCGACTGGTAGCGCGTCAAGGTCAGGCCGTGCGCGCGCTCGAAGGCATCCCACGCGCGCGCGACGCCGGGGAAGGCCGGGTTGCCGTAGTCGTCACCCGCGATCACGCCGCCGGGGCGCACATGCGGCACCCAGGCGTCGAGGTCCGCGAGCACCGCCGCTTCGTGGTGGTCCGCGTCGACATAGAGGTAATCAATCGGCTCGCTCCACGTGCGCGCCGCCTCGCGCGTCGTCGTCGGCATCAGCCGGACGTTCGACACACCCGCGGCCACGAGGTTTCGCGCGCACCCGACCAGCAGCCAGGGCGACGGCGGGCCGGCCTGATAGATGTTGTCGGACCAGGTGTCGATGCAGGTCAGCACGCCGCGCCAGCGCTGAACGGCGAGCGCCACCGGAATGGCCGACGCCCCGAGGAACGTCCCGAGCTCGACGCAGATCCGCGGCTGGTGCTCCTCGAGGAGCGCGAGGATCTGCGTGCCGTGATGAAACCAGCCCGGCACCGCGGCGGGCGCATCCAGCAGGGACGTCGTCACCGCTCGACCCTCGTATACCCGCGCCGGAGGAGCTCCTCGATCATCGCGTGCTGTTCGACGGCGTCGAACTTCGCCGTCCCGGTAAACCCGGTCTCGGGGGGCGGCTTCAATTCCACGATGCCGTCGGCCGGGACCTTAGACTTGGAGGGTTGGGTACCGGTGCTGGCCAATGTGCTCCACCTGTTTCGACAGATCGTGATCGATGTAGATCGGATAGCCGGCGCGCCCCAGCCCCCGACAAAACATGACGTCTTCGCCGACGTCCCCGCCGAACTCGTTCAGCCCGTGCCGGAACCACGGCCGGCCGAGCCCCGCGACCACGTCGGTCCGCATCAGCATCGCGCCCATGCCGACGTACTCCACGGCCTCGAGGCCGGTCGACGCCGTCGTCGTCGGGACCCGCGCCTCATCCCGGAACGCGGTGAAGAGCCCCGACGCCTGGCGGACGCGGTAATTGCACGCGACGATCGGTTGCTCGTGCAGCGCCAGCAGCACCGCGGTTTCCCGCGGGACGCTCATGTCGGTATCGAGCCACAGCACGTGCGTCGCGCACTGCTTGATCGCCGCTTCGAGGAACCACTCCCGCCCGACGTGGATGTAGGTCGACGCCACCCACCCGATCGTCACGTCCGTGCCCCACGGCCCGCGCTCGCGCGTGTAGGCGTAGAGCTGCGCGACATCCACCGCGAAGGCGGCCGGCACCTGATCCCGTGTCGGCCCGCCGATCGCCAACCTCATACGTCCGCCGTCGTCGTCACCAGCGTGATCGTGCGGGTCACGCCGGCCGCGGCGACGTAGCGAGCCGTCGCCGCTTCCACCTCACTCTGCGCCGCCGCCGCGGTCTCCGCTCGGATGCAGACCGGCTCATACGACAGCGTCACGCCGGCAATCGGCGTGCGGCCGTCGGGATACGCGTACTGCACCCGAAACAGGAACCGCTGCATCGCTTACGTGCCGACGTACGCCGCCGCGGTCAGGTACGTGACCGCCGCCGTGCGGGCGCGAATCCAGGTGATCATCCGCTCGGCCTTCAACCCGATCAGGTTGCGCTGCCAGAGCGAGAGGTAGACGGTCGTCGCGTCGACGGTGTCGGTCGGCGCCGAGTCCATCTGGACCGAGGCTTCGCGCGACACGTCGATGCGCACGCCGCCTTCATCGGCAAACAGGATCGACGGCGCGTGCATCAGGATCACGCGGGTCGAGACGTTGTTCGACACGATGACCGGCATGCCGAACAGCGTGCCGCCCTGCGCGGTCATGCCCGGGAAGAGCGGCTGGCCGAGCGCGTTCATCGACATCGCCAGGCCGAAGGCGTTCGAGTCGGACATGAGCCACACCGAGCCCTCCAGCGGGATGTTCGCCGCGGTGAACACCGCGACGCGGCCCGCCAGGTCGAGCTTCGCCGCCGCGGCCGTGACGCCGGAGGCCGCGGCCGTCGCCGCGCCGTTGGTGATCGACGCCGGCGAGACGTTCGCCGCCACCGCCACCGCCGGGTCGTTGAACTGCACGTCGAGGAAGGCGCCCATGCCGGCGATCATTTCCTCGCGGACCAGGGCCTCGGCTGACGGCGTCGAGAGCGTGACGAGCTCTTCCGACAGCACGATGATGCCGGCGGCCTTCGCGAACGGGACCGTCACCGTCGCATAGTCGGCCTTGGTGACCGGCTTGGGTTTGTTCTGGCCGACCCAGCCGTACGTCCCACCAGTGGTCTGCGAGGGCACGCTCACGTTGAACGGCACCTGGCGCAGGCCGGGGATCCGCCCGAGCAGCGTGCGCGGGCGGAGCAGCTCGAGGAACTCGTTGAGCGGCTGCGTGACGACGAGCGGGCCGGCCCAGGTCGCGTCCGTGGTCGTGCCGACGGCCACCGCGGCCTTCGTCCGCCACATGTGCTCGACCATCTGCTCGACTTCGGGCGTCGAGTCCTTCCACTGCTTGGCGTGCTGCAGCGTCTGGTACGAGTCGCCATGGCCGGCGGCCATCGCCATGCACATCCGGGCGAACGCGGTGCCCTTGGGGACGTTGGCCTTGACGGTGATGACCGGCACGCCGCCGCCGCGAATCGCGCTCGCTTGCTCGGGGTTGGTGGCGTGGGTGATCGCGGTCGCCTTGACCAGGTTCAGCTTTTCCTGATCGTGCAAGCGCACGAGATGGGCGTCGACCGACTTCACCTCGGTGGCGAGGCCGTCGTACTCCTGGGTCTGCGCCTCGTCGAGCGTCGATTT